GGTCCTGGGTCAACGGTGCATCCAGCAACATGACCTCCGCCTGAAACACCTAGATTTGCAATTTCAGCACTAGTGTATGCTCCAGGCTCTGTAACAAAGACCTCAATAGGCACACCTGCTACACCATTAACAGTCCCTGCTTTCATCACAGCAACTGCACTAGTAGATCCTGGTCTATTTACTGCCCGACTTCCAGAAAGATTTAGCGTTGTAACGGTATCATAATTTGATCCACCTGAAATCTTAATTGCTTTTAATTGTCTTCCCGAATTATTAAGGGCTACCCCTGATACTGCATTAGCATCAACATCAACAACCCTGCATACTGGAAGGAGTGTGTCTCTCTGTCCCATTACTCTTCACCCTCTTCTTCTTTGTCAACCTCGGCTTCCTCAGCCTCAGCTTCTTCTTGCTCCTCGTCTGACTCTAAACTCTCAAAATCAATTGAGTCTAAGATGTCTTCGAAATTTTTGAACGATGCCATAATGTCATTTGAAGTTGGAACATCCTTTTTCTTCTTTTCTTCTGGCTCTTCTTCGGCAACTGCTGGCTCTTCTTCAGCGACAATTGCCTCTTCTTCTTCTGCCACCACTGGTTCGTTTTCGTCCACTCTAGGCTCGTCTTCAAGCTCAACTTCATCCTCTTGAGGTTCTGGCTTGGCTGGCTTGCGTTTTTTCTTATCTTTGATGGCTTTCTTCATTGTTTCTGTTTTATTACCATCACCATCCATGTCCAAGAAATCAGGCTTTGCTGTTTTCTCTAAGATCATTTCGACCAATTCTTCGATAGAATCAATCTCAGAGAAGGTCTCTTTTAGTGAGACAGTCTCAATCAAAGTTTCTTCGTCTAGAATCTCTGAATAACCTGCCTTCTCAAAAAGAAGCTCAACAAATTGGTTAACGTCAATTGATTCAACACCGTTTTTGTTTTTTAGCATCTGGCTTGTCTCAGTTAGGACATCCTTTAGAACAGTGCCTTTAGGAGAAAGCTTTGCAAGTGCTTCGAAAATAAGCACCTGTGTGTTTAAAAGACTTCTAAACGTAGGAATGTCTTTAAGGTTTTGGACGCTTATTCCATACTTCTCATTAAGCATGGAAACGAAAAGCTGCTTAATTGGTTTCTTGTACTCGAACAACCTACTACTAAAGCCTTTGATTTCTTTCTGGCTTAGTTTAATTGTATCGTTTAGCTCAAGGTTGTTAGATAAAGTCTCTGTAATTTGTTTCTTACTGGCAAGTGCTAGGTAAGGTACTTCACAAACAGCCTCAACCAATGTTTTAACAACAAAGCCTTCGTCCTGCTCATTGATTAACCCAGCAAGCTGTGAGATCTTATCATTGTTTAGCCAGACCATATCAAAGTTATTTTTAGATTCAACAAGCTCTTTTCTAACTAGCTCTTGCTTGCAAATCATCTCGTAGATGGTATGGTTAACCTTTTCAGGAATAATGTAAGACTCTTCAGCCAACATCTCGTAGTTAACTCTTGGTAGATCAAAAGCCTTAGAGACGGCAGAGGACAGCTTAACCATGTTTTTAATCTCTGGAATGTCTACAAGATTTTTATTCTCATGCAAAAATTGAACTAGCTGGGGAGCTACCTCAACTAGCTTTTGAAATTGTTCTGATTCGATAATTCTATTTGAACCATTAAACTTTTGAGATTTTTCATAGAGTTTTTCTTTGACGTTCGAAAACTTCACTCTGTTTTCCCAAAGCTTAAGGACTTTGCTGAAGCTAGTATCTGCATCACCAAAGTCCCCTTCAAAGATATCCTCAATAAAGTTTGATATTTTATAATTAACGTACTCGTTAAAAGTATCGTCATTATCAAAAAGATCACTTTCTTCAATTTGAATATTGTTTAGAGAGATCTTATTTTCAAAATCGTAATCTCCTGCAATAATTTTTCCACCCTCTGTTACGAAGGTTACTTTGTTATCTGTATCATCTATGGCAAAAACTTCTACGTTTTCCCTTAGTGATCTTCCCAAATAATCCGATAACTTGATTATGTTGGTAACTTTTTTATCTCTGTTCTCAAAAATATGATCAAACATGAATGATTACTCCTCGATGGTATAAATTTATATACTGCAATACTTTACCTTTCTTTTTAGAAATTTGTTATTTTTGTTTTGATTCTGTCCCAAATTTTTGCTTCTCGGAGACTATAGCCAGTCCCAACCAAATTTTTAGTTTTTAATTTCAAAATATTTGAAAAATCATCTTCTTCTCTTTGGCCCTGTGTTGGAACTGCTTCCTGGCCTCCAGGCGTATTTCCTGGCGATAAGTCACCCGCTCCTGGGGCAACTTGATTTAGCTCTTGCTGTTGGAAAGCAGCGTCTTGCGCCTCTTCCTTCAGCTTTTGCTTCATTATTTGAATCTCTCCTTCACTCATATCATAGTATTCCTTGTAGATGTAATCTTTTGGAAATAGCTGTGTCTGTGCAACGGTTTGAATAATTTGAAGTCTTGCCTGATCAATTTCTAGTTTTCGTTTAGTAAATCTATCTGAAGGATCAGGAAGTAAAATCCTTAATTCTGAAATTAGGGAATTAGGGAAGTTTTTTAATGCAAGGTGACGTTTAGCGATCACTTCCAAGCCTACTTCAATCTCATGTTGAATTCTAGAGACCGCTCTCGCAAATTTAACATCTAACTCTGAAAGATTGGCCTTCCTCTCTGGGGACTTGTCTTTTTCAACAATAAAATCCTTAGGAACTTTAAGAGAAGCTAGAAGCTTATCACGAAAGTAGGATACATCTGTAACTTCTCCAAGATTGGTTGCTCCTGGCAATGTTTCAATTTTTGTTCCTTGCTGTCCTTTAATTGGCACAAAGAAGTCCTCATCAGCAGCCAAGGGGTTATATCGAGCATCTACGCCGCCTTTGTTAAAGTACTTTTCTTTTTTAAACTTCTCTTTTACTCTTTCTACATACATCTCTGCCTTGCTTGAGGGAAGATTACCTACATCAATGTAGAAGATTCGTCTCTCTGGGGCTCTTGCCAATCGGTAAATTAGCATAGCATCTTCCATTAGTCTCAAAGATCTAAATGTTTGTACACTATATGCGGCGATTGATTTTCCGTAAGGATAAAACTTTGGATCTGAGTTAAAAGTTCTAAAGTGGACAATTTGATTTTTGTCTAGTTCGACATATTTTGTATCTTTTGTCCCTATCGTTGCATATGCATCCTGAGATCCTAGGTCTGTATCGAAGGTGCCCTTGTCTGGAATTTGCTGAAGGAAAGTTTTTAAATACCCATATTCATTTTCGACACGAATTACATAATTAGGGTTGAGAACCTTAATCTTTTGAATTCCTGCGTTTATGTTATTCACATCAGCAATAAGCTCCATGAAGCAATCACCAAACTTAACAACATTTCTACAAATATCGTAATAAACACGATCCAGCTTAATACCTTTAAATAAACGATTAACCTCTTTTACTACTTCAGGGTTTCCAGACTCAACGATCCAGCGTCTTTTTTGAGTGTCTTGCTGTGTACAATCATCTGCGTAGATATCGAATGCCGCCCCTACTTCAGGATACTCATCCATTCGTTCGTATTCTTTATATCTGGCTCTACGAGTAACCTCAATTGGAGAATAAACAGGCGTTGTCCTGTTCATAGTGAATGCTGCTCCACCCCCAACAACAACATTCCCTGTGTCAGAGTGCTGAACCTTAGTATCGCCTAGAACTTTATCTTCAATTTCTATGTCATTAGCGGCTAAAGTTACTGCCTGTTGTGCGGGAGAAGCAAAAAATCTAGCAAAAAACTTGCCTAGTGCTCCTCTAGGATAGTAAAAAGGTCCTCTTGAGGTATAGTTATTCCAGGTGCTTTGGCCTCCATCCTCAACAATTGTTGTTTCTTCTTTTATTTGGTCAACCATGATAAATCTTCTGTCTTTTGTCCTCCAAACGAGATTAAATTTGTAGAATTTTTAACTTTATACCTGTTCTCTTCTTTAAAAGCACTTTCTTTTTTAAAGTCCACCATTGAAGTCTCTCTTATGCTTTTCATAACGTGATTTGCTAGGCTAAGACTAATGATTAGATCATCATGTCGCCCTTTGTCAGCAGAAATCCTACCTGTAGATGTTATTACAAAAGTATTTAGCTCATTTAAAGTTCTTTCTGAATTTATTTTCAATATATTAGTCCTTAAACTCTCTTCCATTTCTGCTAAGATAACCTCTCTATTTTTATTAGTAACCTGAAATCCTGGAATTCCTCGCTCATCATGCCAAACATTCTCGTACTCTAATTCAACAAATAAGGTTTCAAGAACATTATTGCCGATTGTATTTCTTTCAACAATGATGTTTGCTAAATTATAGTACTGCCCTTCGGCATTTAAAATTTTAGCAAACTCATTTATGGGGGTTTTGTTGCTATAAAACTCAGCTACTACCTCGCCATTGTAGATATTAATAATTTGTGCGGCAGAATAGTCCATATCTCTACCCAAAGCGGTATCTACGCCAATAATGTACTCGTAATATGGCTGAGGCTCCTTCCAAACCCGCATTCTATTGTTATATTTCGTGTAATAATCCTTACTAACGTGCTCATGTAGCTGTGTAAGAACTCCACCATCTACATAGGTGTCTCCCGTTCCTAAAAACTCGCACTCATACTCTTGGAGCCATTGTTTTCTAGGCATATTTGATTTTGTCACCTTCTCCCAGGTGTCAATATCAAAAGGAGGCGTTCTTGACTCCATCTCATTATAAATATGCTCAAACCCCTCATGCCTAAAATACTCAGGATGCTCTTTCCATTTAATATCAATTGGATTAAAAGAATTTGCGCCATCCATAGCTTTAGAATAAACTTCATAGAACCAGTTTCCCAGACCATTCACTGTAGAGAGAACGAAGGCTCTTCCTCCAGTTGAAATAATTGGATAAACAGCAGCCCAAATTGTATCAATATTCTCAATAAAGGCTGCTTCGTCAATAATTAGAAAGGATCCCGCCAGTGATCGCCCCGATTGTTTACCTGATGGCCTAGATTTAATAACAGAATGATTTTTTAGCTTTAGCGTATGCTTGTTATCCTCTGTAATATCAGGTCGTAAAAACTTTGGAAGCTCTTCATACATAATTTTAATTCTGTCAAGAACCTCAGTGGCCTCTGTATCACCTTTAGAGAGGATGACAATTGATTGATGTCGCTTAAAAATAGCTAACCAGAGGCAGTAAGCAGCAGATATGGTTGTACATCCCGCCTGTCTAAATTTTCTGAGGATATTAAACCTATTTGCAAGAATTTCTGATACAATTTTCTCTTGGAATGGGTATAATTTAAAGGGCACTAATCCTCGCACAGGGTGCGTGACTTTAATATAAGTAGATATAAAGTATACTGGGTCTTCTTTACATCGCTTAAACTCATCTACAACTGTTTTTTCCATGAAATTTTATTCCTTAACTTGCACACGCGGAGGGCCACTTTCCGATACCACTACTAATTTATTAGAGTACTTTAAGAAGTGCTCCGTAGAATCAAAACTATTAGTTGATAAACCCTCTATATTTACTGCCTACGATGAAGGTTTGGATGAGATAGACGCAGATTTTGATGATATTATTATTTTATGTCATGATGACATTCAAATTTTAACAGATCCTAAGCTGTTTACCAGCATCCTAAAGGAAAATCTAAGCAAAAGAA